CGCCCCAAGCACCTTAGGCTGCGTTATAAGCGCGGGAGACGCCTTGAGCACGCCAGGCAGGTAGGTGGCCTGCAGCTCATGCATCAGCCACTCCTCAGCCGTCTCCTTGCTGATGGGCGGGTCATCCATTGACACCTTGCGGCCATCCGGTCGCCAGACGGTGCCGTAGCCCTGCGTTGGGTAACCGGCTGGGCAGATGTATGGCTTGAGCCTCAGACCCTCAAACGGACGGCACAGCGCGGCTGCGATCTCTACCGCTTCAATTACGGGTCCGCTCATATACGCGACCCACAAACCAGAACGACAGGATCATGTTGAAGACGGCCAGGTCATCCGTCCCCCACATAGTCAGCAGCACTTCCTTCCAGTTGCCGCCCTGCTCGATGGCAATCAGGTATGCGGCTACCTTGACGGCGACGAACAGCGCAAGGAACGCATAGGTCACGGTGGGACGCACCAGCGCAGAGATGGCAGATACAAACCAGCCAGCGTTCTTGGCCGTCTCAGACTGCTCCTTGAACGCCTGCGCCATCGTGTCCATCTCGGCCATGGTCATGACAGCTTCGGTCTGCCGCATGGCGATCTCGCCGCGTATCTTGGCGAACTCCATTTCGGCTTGAACCATGCGCAGCTCATGCGCACGCTCGTTCTTCTTGTCAAAGAGCTTGAAAACTTCAGGCGCCAGCCTGAGAAGGCCCCCGAATAGGCCACCGAGCAACGTCTCAAACATGGCCTTACTTCACAAACTTAGACCCAAACTGCACCAACGTGAACAGCACGATTGCCGCGCCCCACACGCCGATGCCGCGATTGATCCACTGCTCAACCTTGCGGTCGGTCTTGTTGATCATCGTGTCATGGACTGCAAGCGCTGATTCGCACTTGCCAATGCGCTCGCCCTGCGAAGACTGACGCTCTTCGATCAGGATCAGACGCGTCACCGCGTCTGTCAGCTTGTCCACTTTGCGCTCAAGGCGGGCGAAGTCATCATCAGTCATTACACATCCGCTGTGTTAGTTGACGGGAATTGGCGAGCATCGCCAGGCCAAATTATGCGGACAGCGCCGCCAGCGCCGGCATAGGAGTCTGTACCTCCTCCTGCTCCACCACCGCCGCCGCCATAAGCGCCGCCGGGGCCTTCACCTGTGCCGTTAGAGCCACCACTTCCAGCAAATCCACCAAAACCACCGCTGCTTCCGCCATCTCCATTGATGCCTTGACCAAGCAAACCAACGCCGCCGCCTCCACCGCCGCGACCATTAAAATTGTCACCACCACCGCCGCCACCGCCGCCACCGGCCCCAGAAGTTCCGGATGATGAATAAGTGCCCCCGTTGCCCCCAGAACCTGCGTAACCACCAGCGCCACCACCGCCGCCAGCGCCGTTCGAGCCACCAGTAGCGTTTCCTCCAGAACCTCCAGATTGATTGGAATCTCCCCCAGACGCTGTTCCACCCGCACCGCCAGCAGCATTGCCGTCTGTGTTTTCAGTGCCGGAATACTTCCCTCCTCCAGCCGTTACTGTCCCAAAACCAGCAGTAAAAGTTGAGTCACCTCCATTGGTTCCGCCACTGATTGCATAAGTTCTTCCAGTTCCTCCGGCACCTACTACAACTGTGTAACTTGCTCCCGGTGTTACAGAGATGTTGTTTTTGTACGCAAGCGCACCACCCCCGCCTCCACCAGCGGCGCTACCACTACAAGCTCCAGCGCCCCCCCCACCAACGCACACAACGCTGACGCTGTAGACGCCCTGCGGGCAGGTCCATGAGTAAGTACCCGGCGATGTGTAAGCCTGCTGGCCTAATGACGTATGCTGAACGGCGTTGACGCTAAACATCGTCAGCCTCAAACCGTGTAGTTCTGTCCGGCGTTGCTGCCGTACCAGTTAGTCCCGTCAGCGGTAAACACAAACTTGTCCAACTTGCTTGCCGTGCTTGTAATTGCTGGCGCGATTCCGCCAGGCCACTTGACTGCTGCAGGCCATGTCACAGTCCTGCTGCCCGTGCCGTCTTGCTTGAGCAAAATCATAAACGACTTGCCAGCAGTTGCAGTCGGGAAAGTGAATGTGCAGTTGCCAGTCAACGTCAGAATCTGAATGGTGCCATCTGACAAGTTGATGGTGTACGCGGTGCCGGTATTGGCGGTGTTGACCTTCTCGCGGTAGTCGCCGCCAAGGTCGAGCTTGGCTTGGGGGCTGGCTATGCCAATACCAAAGTTGCCGCTTGCGTCAATACGCGCCGCTTCGACGTTCGCAGTCCAAAACACCATTGGCGAAGAATCACGACCGCGCAGGTTTATGCCGCTTGCAGCGCTGTCCGCGTACAACTCAAACGAGTTAGACGCTGTGCTGTTTTCAAGTCGCAAAGTGGCAATGCCTGCACGTTGTATTTCAACGCCAGAACCACTGCCAAAAGCTGGTGATGTAGTGCCAACACCCAAGCCAATGCTGTCAAGCCGCATGGCTTCTGTGCCAGCGTAATTGAACGCCAGAATAGAACCATCTAACGTCAGTTTGGCGTAACCAGAACCTGCGTTGTTGGTGCCAATAATGTTGGTGCCAGAGCCTGATGCTTGAGGCTCAATCAGCACCCTATCTTTGCCAGTGTCTGTGGCAATGTACGTCTTAGACGTTGTCGATCCGCTGATTTCAGTGCCAGTTGCAATCCACTTCTGAATCAGCCCCGTCGCCACCACGGCCCGCATGTCCGAGGTGCCAGCGCGATAGAAGCCTGTCGAAGTTTCCTGCCCCCACGCAATGCCAGGCAACGTGCTTGTGCCATCCGCAGCCCTAAACGCGCCCGTCATACCCCCAGCGCCTGTGCGGCTCAGCGAGTTTGTGATCTCGTTGGCAACATCACTGAGCGTGTTATTCGCCCACGATGCTTCAATCGTGGTTCCCGAAACTACCGGGTTGCCACTGACCAATGACATCGTTCCAGAACCGTTGCGAGGCATGTTTACTCCTTACTGTGCGCCGAGAACTGGAGCGGCATAGCGAGTGCCGCGCCTGAGTGCTTCAATGAATGGATCAGCGCGGCCAGCATAGTAAGCAGCCTCGCCCATCAAACGCGGGGAAGAAGCAGCAGCCGCTGCTATTCCACTTGGCAAACCAGTCATGGTCCCAGCCAAGAGTGGCGCCGTTGCACGCTGAATGCCACGCGGCATAAAGTCGTTCAGCGCCTGTCCCGCCAACTGCGGCATCAACTGGCGCCCGCCTTGCTGCTCAAGCTCCTGCAGCGATGCCAACCGGGCGCCGTAGTTGGTGTTGACGTTGTTACGCATCACAGACTGCAGCTTGCGCATGGCGGTGTCGGCGCTGGCGCGATTGCCGAGTGACAGGCTGCGCGTGATCTCATCCAGCAACTCAGACGCCTGCGTGTAGTCCTTCATCGCCTTTGCGTAGTCAGGCGCTTGTGACTCAATCTGCTGCTTGACGCTGTTGTAGACGTTGCCAATGGCCTTGCGAACGGCAGTAGCCTCAATGGGCTGGCTCTCACGTATGGCACTGATACGTTGCTTGAGCGCGTCCAGGCCTTCAGGCGTGTGGAACTCTGCCGGGTCCAGCTTGCTCCAGTTCAGCACCTCTTCCTCAACGTCCTTGAGCGCATTCAAAACTTGCGGGTTACGCGCTTGGCCTTTGAATGTGAATTGGCTGATGGAGTCCTGAACAGACTTGCCGATAGGCTGCAAATCAAGCACGGTCTTGTCAGCAGTTACAGGCGCCATGTTGGCCTTGTACTCTGCCGCACGCGCCTGGCGCATTGTGTCCAGATTGGCGCGAGCGTCATCAAGCACATCAGTCAAGTCAGCTTGGCCGCGCATGTTTTCGCGGAACGCCTTGGCTTGTGCGCCGCCAGCTTTGCCAGACTCATACGCAGTCTTCAGCGCCTGCTCGCCTGCGCCAGTAGACGCGCCAACGATGTTGCGACCAGCACTCACAGCGCCACGCGCTGCACGCATCGCCAGCGGCAGCCCACCGCCGATAGCCGCTCCAGTAACAGTCTCTTCAGGGTTAACCAGCGCAGCAGAGGCGCCACCACTTGCCGCACCGCCAGCCACACGCGTTGCCATGTTGGGGCCTGCAGCCATGCCGCCACTGCGCAGCGCCTGGGCCAGCATCGGAGCCCTGCCTGTGACTTCCACAGCCTTGCCAAGCACGCCACCAGCGCCAGCAGTGCCCGCAATCTCGCCGCCAATCTTGCCTGCCTGATAGGACATCGACTCAGGATCAGCGCCCATTGAGCGCAGCCCTTCATCAATTGCAGCGCGGCGCTCGCGGTTGCTTTGCAACGACAAGCCGCGACCCTGCAGAGCGTCTTGCAGCATGTCCTGCGGAGCCAGCAGCGTGGCGCCAATAGAGCCTGCGCCGCGTAGAGCGCCTGCAGCCAAGTTGCCAGCAACGCCTGCAGCTTGGCGCAGGAATGATGGTTCTGGCTTGGCTTGCGGCTGCTCAGTTTGCACAGGGCGCCCAGCTTTGGCCTCAAGCTCGGCCAAGCGGCGCAGCATCTCAAGTTCTTGGCGCGGGTCCATGCTTTACCTTCCCAAAGCCTTGCGCAGTTGCTCAAGCTCAGCCTGCTCGGCAGGTGTCAAGCTGCCAGCGCGAGATGGCGCAGGTGCGGGAGATGCCCCGCTCAGCTTCTGCTGATTCAGCTCGCGGTACTTCTCCTGCAAAGTCTTAAGGGTCTGCAAGGCAGCAGTACGCTCAGCAACCGGCACAGTCCTGTCGCCAACCTTACCGGCCATCTCGCGGTAGACCTGCACGTCAAAGTTCGACTGCGGTCCTTCCATGCGCGGGACGTTGGTGACAAGCCAGCCTGAAAGAGTCTCAAGCTGCGATGCAACGCGGGCGCCTGGCGGTGAGTAACCAACAACGCGCCCAGCAGCATCACGCATGGCGCCAATGCCGCTTTGCGTCGGGCCAGCGGACAACAAAGTTTCTGCGGTCCTAATCTGACCCAACATCTCATCCGCACGCGAGATGTTCTTACGCGTCTCAACGCCCGACTCAACGCCAGCCTTGGCAGTCTCGCGTGCGCCTGTCAGAGCGCCTTGCAACGCTGGGTCTGCAGCAGCGCCCAGAATCGGCCTGCCGTCAGCGCCCATGACAGGCTCCATGCGGCCCGTGCGATTGTTAAAAGCCATAACGCCTTGCGCGGTCTGCATAGGCTGGAAGTAGGGCTGTGCGCCTTGGCTGGATCGTGCAATAGCCGCCAAATCTCGACGCGTGGCGTCAGCCTGCCCCGCCAACTCCCGCCGCAGTTGATCAGACTGCGCAGCCCTCTCAGCCGCCGCTGCACGCCGCTCAGCCTCTGCCTGCTGCTGCGCCGCCAACCTCTCAGCCTGCAAAGCCTGCTGCCCCTCCTGCCGGTCAGCAATCTCAGCCTCACGCATCAGCCGCGCCAGTTGCGCCTGTGTACGCGCCTGCGGAGACGATGCAGATGCACGCTTGAGGTACTGGGCTTGGATAGGCGCGAAGGACTCGCCAGCAAACTGCGCAGCCAGCGCGTTCAGCGTGGACATGCCACCATCGTCTTCCGCTTGCGAGCCTTCCAGCTCGGCAATCTTGCGGCGCAGTTCAAGTGAGCGCGGCAACGAAGCCTGGTTAGCCTGACCGCCCTGCACATTCTGTGTCAGCACGCCGCTAGGTGACTGGACGCCAAGCGACATGGGCAGCATGCGCCGTCGCCGCTCCATGCTGTCTTCATAGAAGCTCGTTGCCATGATTGCTCCTTACATCGAGCCGTAATCGCCCGTGTCCATCGCGCCAGTCGTGTTGGTCATACCGGCACGGCGACGGCGCAATTCTTCCTGCATCTGCTTGAGAGCAGCACGCTGACGCTCGTTCATGTTGGTCATGGCAGAGTTCTGTGCCTTCTGTCCCTGACCAGCCATGTATCCCTGCCCCAACTGCGCCGCGTATTGTGTGATTGAAGGTGGCACATAGTGCTTGCCAATCATCTGCCCCTGCGGCGTCTCCATCGAGGCGCCACGCAACGCGTCAATCTGCTTTTGCTTGCGCATCATCTCCACCTCTTCAGGGCGCATGGCGCCCATCTGCAGGAGGTACTCAAACATCATTTCGTCTTGGTTCATGGCTTACCTTCCGAATCCAAACAAGCCAACAGGGTTGCCAAGTGCGGCGCTACCCAACGAGAACAAACCGCCCATCATGTTGGAGCCAGCCGCCTGCTGAGCGTTGTACGCGCCCAACGCCGCGTCATAGCCCATCTGCGTGGCGCCCAAGATGTTGGGCGTCTCGGCGCGGCCAGCAGACACAAACGATGGCATCTGCGGCATTGCAACCTGCTGCCCAGACAGCAGCGCATTCATCTCGTTCAGAGACATGCCACGGCGCTGCATCTGCTCGGCAATTGCCTGCTGGCGCAGACGGTTCTGCTGGTCTGCAAAGTTCTGATTCAAGCCCTGCTGCTGCGACAGCGCAGCGTTCATTGCGCCCATGCGCTGCATGTCCAACGCGCCTGCCTGGCCCAGTGCCTGATTGCCAAACTGGCCGCCTTGCAGGTCTTCGCTAAACGCTTGCTGACGCGAGCCCATGCCCATGTTGAACAGGCGCTGAGCCTCGTTGCCAGCGGTATCCAACGCGTTGTACCGCTCAGCAGCCTGACGCCCCTGCAAGTCAGCCAAGGCCCGCGTGTAGCCCTCAGTACCAACCGTGAAGCCCTGATTTGCTAACTGCGTCTCAAGCTGCTGCTGCTGGCGCTCATGCACAGGCTGCATGCGCTCCATAAGCGACTGAGCCACGGTGTCACGGTAGCTGGAGTCAAACTGCGGCAGCGCCGGGTTGTCTTGCGTTTGCAAAGACGTTTGCAAGCCTGGTGCGTAGTCAGCAAGCTGAGTGTTCAAACGCGTCTGGCGATCAAGTCCAGCCATCTGCGGCAGGCTTTGCCAGTCAAACGGGCGCTGGTATTCCTGCTCCACGCGGCCCATGAAGTCAGACGCGAGCTGGCTGCGGTCATTCTGCAGGCCAATCTGCGCACCTAAAGCCTGCTGGAGTTCAGGCGCAAGCGTGTTGTTTTGCGTCCAAGACGTAACTTGCTGACCAGTAGCCGGATCAACCGTACTGCCGGTCTGCCAAGACTGCGACCCAAACGGCGTGTTGATCGTCGGGCGGTTCGCAAAGTTCTGAATGTTGGTCAGCTCTTTAGAAGCTGCCGCCTGCTGTTGCGCAGCGCCGAGATAGTCCGGCGCGGCTGGCGCTTTACCTTTACCGCCCATCTTTAGCTCCTTTTAGCCAACGGCAATCTTCAACTTTCATCTCAAACATCACGCAGTCAATTGTCTGCGCGATCTCCTTAAACCCCAACTTCCGATTCATGCTCAACGCCTCTTCCAAGTGCTTCGGCGTCAGGCCATACACAGCGGTTTTCCCGCATGTGATGAATGGGTACTCAAACGCGGCACGCCACAGCGAACGCGTGAGCGAGTGTTCATGATCAAAAGCAACATGCATCCAGCACGTTTGTTCAGTCCACGCGTTGTAGCCAACAGCACAAGCAATCGTCCCATCATCACGCATCGAAGCAATGCACCGCAGATCACTCGACCAAGGCAGGCGCGTTTGCCTGTTCATCCATTCCCAGATGACAGGCGGGCTGCCTGGTTGGTCAGTGACTAGCCTCATCGCTCTTGAAAGTAAGGATCATCTCTTAACAGTTGATCAAAGTAATCATTACCAGTCAGCAACTGCTCACTCATCATTTGAAACAACGCCATCTCATCAAGGTCGCGCTGCGTCAATTCTTGTGGTGCAGTCTCTTGCGCGACAGCAGCAGGCAACGTGCTTGTGATGTCCGTATTCAACAGCGAGGCGTAATCTTCAAGCTCAGTCAAAGGATCAATCTGCGTGACAAAGCCAACGTCACGGATTGAAGTTGCCGGTGCTGGAGCAGGCGCAGGCGTTGGAGCAGGCGCAGAAGTTCTGGGCTCCATGATGTCGTACTGCGGCACGATGCCAAGCTCACGGTCCAGCTCAAAGTCATCCGCAGGGTCCGTGTTGACAGCAGGCGCGTCGGTGACGTCAAGCCCCTGAATGACCTCAACTGAAGGCGTTTTTGTCGGCTTGTTGCTAGCTGTTAAGAACGGCCCATAAAGATCGTATTGAGAGACGATGCCAAGCTCTCGATCAATCTCAAAATCATCGTTAGGGTCTGTTGTCGGAGCTGGATCAGTCGAAACTGGCAAGTCCTGCACAACATTTACAGAAGGCTGACTAACTGGGTCCAAAGGCCGAGATGTAGGCAGCGGAGGCGTATACACCGGAGATGTCGTTACGTTGTCAGGCCCGACATCAGGAATTGGCGCTACCGGATCACCCCACAAGTCATCGGTGTAGTCAGGGACGTCAGGATCAGTTACCCGAGGCGCAGGATAAACAATGGGACGCGGAGCTGGCGCAACAGGTGACGGAGAAGGCGCAACAGGTGACGGCGCAACAGGCGCACTAGGAGGCGGCAAGAACGGCCCCATCGGAGGCCCAGGCGGCAATGACGGCATGCCGCCATACACAGGCCGCTCACGCGGCGTGTAGACGCTGTTCTGTGGGTTATCGTAGAACTTGATGGTTGACGCCTGCCCCTGCATCGGCGTGGCGCCGCGCAAAGCCATGATCAACGCATCGGCTTGTGCCCCAGTAGCCGGTGCCGTTGCCATTACATCATTCCCCCAACATTGACCATGAGGTGCGAAGACATGAACAGCGTCTGCGGGACGCCACGCACCTTCATGCGAATCGAGCCGTAATAGCCCAGACCCGTCGCGCCAACCCAAGACTCATAGGTGTCAGTCCCGCCCACCCACAAGGCTGCGTTCCACACAGCAGAGTCCCAATACGCTAGCGCTTCTTGACTAAAAGCCGGTGAACCTTCAACGCCAGTGAACTGATACTGAGTGTTCACGCGCAACTTGACGCTAGGCGCTTCGGGCGCCACAAACACAGGACGCGCCAGGCCAAACCGCTTAATCTGACCAGCCGTGTCAAACGCCTGAAATGACGTTTGCACATCACCTTCAATCGGGTCGCCGCCAGTGCCATCCAACGCGATCCCATCGCGCTTGCCATACAGTCCATGGCACACCACTTCACCCGTGCAGAAGTACAACTCACCATCCCAGATGGTCGTTGCAAACATCGGCATGTTGCTAAACGTACACCACGCGCCCGTGGTGATGTTCATAGCGAACTGCTGGTAAACGCTGTACTGCGGCGGCAGCTTGATTACCAAAATGTCCTGCGACGGAACAATGAAGATGTCCCAGCCTTCGACATTGCGCAGTTGACGCACCAACGGCGTCAACACAGACTGAATTTTGCTGCTGACGCCGTTGTTGGACTCTACAAACTGACCGTTGACCAGCTTGCTGACAGGCACCAGACCCATCTCCGACAGGATCATTACATCACCGCCAAACGCGGTGAAGAAGCGCCCAATGGTCGGCACAGGGCCAACGTACCATGTGCCCTTAATGGCAAATGTATTTGCGCTTTGAGGATCAGTGCCAGTCCAAACTGACAAGTCACCCTGCGAGCCAACCACTACCAAGTGGTCATCAATGCCAACGCCAGCGTCCAGCGTCCAACTGATCAAGCCGCAGATGTAGCCGCCATTGCGCAACTGAGAGCCCATGTTGAACGCGGACGTCGAGCCCGTGACAACATTGACTTGGTGCATGTAATAGATGTTTGCGCTGTTCTTGACGGTAAAGAAGACACGTTGTTTCCATACCATCACAGAATTCAAGCCCGATGTCGGCAGGCTTGATGGCGTGCGCTTTATCCAACCGCTTGCGTTTGAATACGTCCAGTAACCGCCACTCGCAGACACAGCCAGCAGGAAATTGTCAGCGCCCGTCGAGAACATCGTGGTAGACCAGATGTCATCGGTGCTGCCAGTGGCAGATTGCGAGACAGTTACCGTGCCATCCGTGATGTCATAGATGTTGCCGTTGGCCGCAGCAAACAGCTTGTCATCGCCATTCAACGCGCTGTAAGCAAAAACGGACTTTGGCTCATAGCCAATCTCATCCGTAAATACCTGATACCCAGCACGCAACTCAACGCCAGTCTGGCGCGGGATCATGTTGTCCAGCACCACCGCGTCAATCGGTGACATGGCGCTAATTGGATCACGCAGGTTCAACCCACCCACAGGCGCGGGCACGTTGACTAACGATGACGTCTGCGTAGCCGCTGACCTGCGCGGCGATTTGTATGGGGCCAGGCCCTGCAAAGGCATGTCAGGCTCCGTAGCCGGTGTCAGGCGTATTCGTCAGCGGCTGCAAGTACGGGAATGTGTAATCCCGCACCATCGTCAGCACTGGTGCTCCTCGCTCGTTGCCCTTGCGGTTTTCCAAATTCACTTGGAAGTCACGCATAGCCGCAGCGGAATCAAAGCCCTTCATCTCCAGCCACTTTACACGCGCCAGCAGTGTGACAAGATACGGGTCAATCAGGATGACGTCACCGTTTTTGGTGACACGATTTTTGTACAACGTGGCGTCATCCGCATCGCGGACCCACGCAACAGACAAGTAAAAGAACGTCAGGTCTTGCGCACTGTCAGGCGGCGCCAGGATGTAAATCTGGTTGTCGCGGACCTGCCAATAAAACGACAGCGTTGGCAGCGTGGTACGCACCAGCAACTGCTGCCAAAACTGGGCACTGATTGGCCCAAGCGCAGGCAACTGGTTGGTTTCGTTCCATTGAGTCTGGTCAACAAACTCGTAGAAGTCATCCGGCAGCGCAAACGCCTTTTCCTTCTGCCCGCTCATGTCTGAGACGATGCTGATGGTGTAAGGCTTTGTCAGCTCCTGCCAATCGTGCATGGACAGGAGATCAACCCCGGCAAGGTTGACCGCCTGAACCATCTGCTGAACTGCCGGATCAGTCGATCCAGCGGCGTCTGCTGGGGTCGGATACCCCACCATAGACGCCATGTTCTGAACAACGGCAAGCAGCGATGAGTCGTCTACAAGCTGGAATGCCATTGCTCAGTCCTTACGTTAGGCTTCTTCGGTAGCCGCAACCTTGCGCTGCTTGGTGTTAGCCATCAGCGCAGCCATCTGCGCCTTGAGCGTCTCAATCTCTTCATCACGCTTGGCAAGCTCAGCGTGCATCTTCTCAATAGGCGCGTTGCCAGCAGCCACCTCAAGGAATGCCTTTGCCTTCTGCTTGTCTGAGTGGAAGCTCATGAACTTCTGACCCAGATTGTCATTGGCATCAGCCAACTGCTCAACCGTGACGATCTTGAAGAACTTGTATTCCTCGATCTTCACCGGGTTCATGCCAGGCAACGCAGTCAACGGCGTGCCAACAATCGCGTCGGCCTGACCAGATTTCCACTTGGCATAGCGGTCAGCAAAACGCTGCTTGTCCTGCTCAGTGGCAATGCGGTCAACCACGCTGGTCTTGTCGCCAGGCACATGAATGCGAATGAAGTCGCGCTCTTCATAGATCGCACGGCCAGCGTCTTGACTCTTTCCAGAGATCATCACGGGCTTGCGGTGAAACTCGACGTACAGACGCGCATCAGCCGCAAAGCGAGACTCATCAAGTCGAGGCAGATTGCTGAACTCTTCAAACTGTGTAGGTGTGGTGGTTTCCATTTTTTATCCTTATGAGAACGTGAAAAGGGGGCAGCAGCCGAAACTGCCACCCCCGCGTGCCATTACAGCGTCCGGCCAACGGTCGGATACGAGAACAGCGCGTCAGCGTTGGTCGCTGCAGCGCCACCCGTGGCGGTGCCAAGCACCAGACCATTGATGACTTCAGCACCAGCGGTGGCATCGTCATCAAGCGCACCGCCAGTAGCGGTGGTGTTCAACTGGGTGCCCTTTGCGGCAGAAGCCAGCGTGCGAACGCTGCCCTTGCCGTAAATCTGGAACCAGCCATACTCGTTGTCAGCCATGACGGCCTGAGCAGCACCAGCGCGAGTGCCAGGGCCAGACGCGCCAGGAGCGGTCGTGGTCGTGGTCGCCATGATGAAGTCAAAACCCGTCTCTT